CGTCAGGCGGTACGCCTCTGTCATCGACCATGAATCGTCGGAGAATGAAGGCACGCCCGCCGCAGACCTCACAAGCACGGCGCGATCGAAGCCCGTGACCGTCAGCGATGTCGAGAAGGCGGTCGCGACGGCCTGCGCCGCCGCGTGAAGGTCGTCCACTCCGCTGTTCGAGAAGAAGAACTGGAACTCAAGCTGCATCGTGTGCTTGACCGCGCCGAACATCGGCTCGGTTCGCGTCTCGGTGGCGCGGTAGACGAGGAGCGGGAGAGCCGCGTTGGCCGCGCCGACATCGAGGTAGATGCGGCTTCCGACGATCGCCGTCAGGGTCGTCGTCGCCGCCAGCCTTGCCTTGATCGCGTTGAGGATTGCTTGGCTCATTTGAACACCCTGCCCATGCGCCGATTGACTTGCAGGGCCATGATCTCTGGCACGAACTTCGACACTGCCGCGACCACAGGACGCACATACGGGCGCGGCGCGAGGCGCGTGCGCGGGTTGCCGTACTCGAGCGCCCGCGCGTAAACGAGATTGCTGCCGACCGTGAACAGGATCGACTTGCCGCCCTGATCGACCATCGACACGAAGCCGTTGTCCTGCTCCTTGATGCCGAGCCGCGAATACGGAACGATCGTCCATGACGCGCGAAGCCGCCCCGTCTGCGCCGCCGGCGGCTCGCCGGGAGCCGAGCGTGTCCTGTTGATCTTGACGCGCTTCATCTCGCCCTTGCGCTTCCGCATCACGAAGGTTCCAGCAGGGCGGCCAGTGCCCTTCATGCTCAGGCGCTCGCGCATGGCGCGCTGGATCTGGAGGCCCACCGCGCCCATGCCGTCGATCACGCCGTCCTTGATGACGCTGATTGGGAACCCAGCGCGACCGCCAGCCCATCGGAATGAGGCGCTCACAGCGTCACCTCTGGCTCAACCTCGACGCAGTCGACGATCGTGTGGTTCAGGTGCGGCGCAGCGCCCGTCTCGCCGAGCTCGCCCGGGTTCGTGACGCCCGTCACGCGCCATGTCTTGGCCGTGCCCGTGACCTTGTCGTGAATCTCGTCGTCGATGCGGATGTCCGCGCACCCCTCGAGGTAGATCGCGGTCGTCGTTCGACCGTTCATGCGCCCTTGCGCGACATCGCTCGACTGCGACGCGGGCTGCACGAAGCCGCGAACCTCGAACTCCCGCTCGTAGGTGCGCGAGACGCGGCCATCGGTCTCGACCGCCGTTGTCGGGCGGTAGACGAACAGGCAGCGCCCGAACCGTGCGACGAGTCCTCCGACGCTCAACGCAGCCTCCGATACGGGGCGAGGAGCTCGCGGATCTCCTCCTGCTGCTCCGCTGCCGCGCGGCGGCTGTAGGAGTACCCGCCAAGGCTCTCGGAGGCGATGCCGCTGTCGCGCGTCCTGTCTCTGAAGAACCGCGCAGCGACCGTCAGCGTGGCTTGGACGAGGTCGTAGGGGATCGTGCTGAACCCGCCCGTGTAGTCGACGAGGACGGACGCGTAGCGCCTCTGGAACTGGCCGTGGATGATCGCCGCGTTCTCGTCGATCGAGTAGTCGGACAGGCTCTCCGTCCACCCTTCGAGCAGGCAGGAGGAGTTGCGAAGGTCGCGCCCCGCCACTTTGCGGATGTAGATCGACGGAATGTTGAGGTTCGCCGTTCCGCTGAACCCGGTCACCGCGCCGATCGCCGTCGCCAGTTCGTTCGTGGTGTCGTTCGTGCTCAGGCTGAGGCTCGTCGTGGTCGTCGCGCCCGCGCTGTCGCGGCGGTGCAGGTGCAGCGAGGACGAATCAACCGAGACGGACGCAAAAGCGTCGTTCGGGTTCGTGCTCGAGACGGTGAGAACCGTATCCGTCGCGCCGCCCACGAAGAAGACGCTGACCGCCGGCGGGTTCTTGAGGACGATGCGATCCGCTCCGTAGGCGTCGTGCACCTCCTGCACGCGCGCCGAGGTGAACCGACGACCGCAGTACCGCTCGACCCACGCCGACGCACGGTCGATCGACTGCTCGAGGATCGTGTCGGTGGAGCCGCCAGTGATCCCGAGGAAGGTCTTCAGTTCAGCGAGGGTGACGAGCGAGGTAGCGGCTACGGCCATCAGGGATCCTTCTTCTTACCCCTCTTCGACTCTTTCGGAGGCGCGGTCGAATCCACGAACAGCGGCGCGGGTTCGATCAGCCTTTGCGCGTACTTGCCGTCGACGAGCCGTCGCGCGGTCGCCTCGTCCGCGTTGAAGACAGTGCCAGGGCGCAGAGACCGCCGCCCCGTGCCCGGCTCGAAGATCGCGCAGTTGCGGAGGCAGATCAGTAGGTCTTGCACTGCTCTGGCCTCCCGTGCTTTGAATGGTCGCCGTTCCACTGGTTGATGACGCGGAGGTCGTCGCCCGGCCATGTCACGACGAGCTGGAGATGCCCGATGCGGACGCGCGGGCACACGGACACATTGTTCCCCGCCGCGTTCCACTTCTTCCAGAAGTAGATGTCGTCGTCCACCTTTGCCTCTCCCCACTCTCCGCGCTCGTCGGGGGTCGACCAGAACCACGGCTTGGCCATCCGCTTGAGCGCGTCGACGCGGAAGAGCGTCAGACCCATGTGTCCCGTCTCGCACTGCACGGCGTCAGTGTGGAACTTCGTCGAGTCGATGGTCTTGAGACGCTGTCCATCCTCGCCGAGCATGGTCAGGAGTACCGAGTCTCGGTCGCGCCCGATCTGGAGCGGGAACAGCGCGTCGACATCGGGTCGCGTCTCCATGATCTGCCAGAGGCGGATGATGTCGGCCTCGTCGAAGATGGAGTCGAAGTCGATCGTCAACACATACTTGCGGTGTGGCTCCGCGACAACCGATTCCATGATGCGCTGGAGGCACTGCCCCCAGAACACGCCCGTCGACTTCATGAAGTCGATGCCGAGCTTCGCGCACGACAGGTGCGTCGCCGCCATCGTGTCCGTCCACGCGACGCGCGGGAGGCTCATCACGGCGTGGATGTCGCGCATGGGGTACTGAGGCTTCGGCAGCGCGAAGCGCCGCGCCACGACGCGCAGGACAGAGCCGTCCGACTGGATGTTGCCGAGCCGCTGCAAGCCCGCCGCGTCGAGCAGCCGCGACAGCTTCTCGCGGTTCCAGAGGCTCGCGTACTTGCCGCTGCCGAGCGCCATCTCCTCGACGCTTCCCGTGCCGTCCGCGTACGCCTTCGCCGCCGCGTCGAAGTCCGGAACGCAGAACGCCGCGCTCTGGCCCTCGGCCAGTTTCGCGGCGCATTCCTTCGCGGTCTCGAGTTCCTTGCCGATGGGCGCGCGCGCGAGCGCGTCGCCGAAATCAATCATGTCCTCTGTATCCATGATTCCTCCGAGTTGGTTGTGTGCCTCCACAGACGGGGCGGGAGCCGAAGCCCCCGCCCCATCCTACAGAGGTTCGTGCGATCAGACCTGAGAGAGATTCGCGCAGCCGATCTCGGCTGCGGTCGTGCAGCCGTCAGCCGGCTCGCTGAGCTCGACCGCGATGATCGGCTCGGTGGTCGCGCCGAGGCCGAAGGTCGGCTTCAGGTAGCGACGACGACCGCGCAGGTCGACCTCGTAGACGATCTTCGCGAGGGTCGTCGCGATGGTGCTGGCGGTCGGCGTGTAGGCCGTGCCAGCGCCGGCGGCGGTGATGGTGGTGAAGTTGCTGTTGTCGTCCGAGTCCTGGAGGATGTTGTTCGAAGAGGTCGTGTGGACGGCGACATTGCTGTTCGCGAAGCAGTAGATGCGCGCGAAGGAGAACCCCTTGGTGTCGATCGACGCCGTGAGGGTACTGACATTGGTCGCGCCGATCGCGGCGATGATGAACTTGCTGTTCTGACGCATGGTGTTTTTCCTTGCGGTTGAGTTTCGGAGAGCGGCGAGGCGCGGAGGTCATCCGCGCCCCGCCACCAAGGGGGAATCAGAGGGTCATCTTGACGAGAGCGCCGTAGGCCGAGGCCGAGCCGACATTCGCGCACACGATGTCGAAACGCTGCGTGCCGCGAACCGCGAGCTCGTCCTGCTCGAACGCGTTCAGCGCCGAGTCGGAGAACGCGACGGTCTGCTGGCGGCGGTCGCCGAAGATGCAGCCCTGCGCGAGGTCGCCGATGTACGCGAAGGTCGCGCCGCCGGACTCGGTGACGGGGATCACCTGAGTGAACTCCACCGGGTACCCGAAGAACTTCGGAGCGACGAGGCCGTTCGCCATCTCCGCAGCGGTCACGCCGCCCGCAGCCATCGCGAGACGCTCGAAGATGCCGTGGTAGGCGTTCTTCGAGCAGAAAATCTTGATGTTGTTTCGCTGCGCCGCCCACGCGGGAAGCTTGCGGAAGCC